GGTCTACCGCGCTTAGAATAATCTTGATCGTGTCTGCCATAATTTACCCGTTACCAGTAAGCAAAACCGCCCTTGCTCTTTCCCCCGTTGCGTGCCTTTTTCTCCGCTTCCAGCCGGTGACGCCGGTCAACCATCCACCGCTCCCACCAAACCTGATTTACCCCCTCTACTATTTCTTGCGCTCGTAGCGGGTCATAGCCCGCCGCCTCTAAGATCAGCACCCACAAGGGCGGGTTGCCCCGCCCGTTGTCATAGTAGGTAACTACCCTTCGATGCTCGCCGGGGGGATGGTGGTTTCGTTTCCACCTCCACCCACGCCCGCTAGCATTGCCTCAAATTGCTCTTGACTTGCATCCATGACGGCGTTGATTGCCTGCTCTCGCGGTGCGTCGATGTAGTCGGCTAGAAACTCGGCCATTTCGCGCAGCGTGTGCGCGGTGAAGCTGCCGCCCTTCAACGCCTCAGCCAGTTCCCCGGCCCGGATTGCTCTACGCAAAAAGCCGGGCGCGGTCTTGTCGGGCGCGGTAAACTTTAGTTCCATTTGTCCTCCCTCTCTCCCCGCCCTACGGCAGCGTGACTAATTCGTTGACGCAGATAATCGACGCAAACTGCGCAGCGGTGGAGTTGTAGCGGGCGCGCAATACCGCTTTGACCACATCGTTACCGTCGATCTCGTCTAGCTTCTCGACGCTTTCCCACTTGCCGCACATATTCAGTTTCAATGTCTTATTCTGGTAGGCCGTGCCGCCCGTCGCGCAAGCCGGGCCAGTTACCGCAATTTGCAGCAGGATGGGCGTCTCGGCGCGGAAAGCCGTCTTTGCGGCAGCAGCGGCGGCGTCATGCTCGAACGTGATCTCGCACGTGATTTCCAGCTTTGACGGGTCGAACGCATGACCGGTAAAATACAGGTTCCCGTCCCCGGTGAAGCGCGGCTGCCAGCCGGTCACGACTTTGTAAGTCCAGGCCAGCAGCGTTCCCGTTTTCTGCGTGGTTCCAATCGTGCCGCCAATCGCGTCAATGTAGAGCTTGCTATTGCCGAATAGCATTTCATCAACGCTCGGTACGGCGATTGCGCCGGTGAAGCTGGAAGAGCTCACCTGTCGTCCAAACCACTTCGCCGACATATTGACCGGCCCGCCCGCCTCGCCCGCGATCTGAAACTCTTCGACCAGCGAGTATTCCATTTCCTCTACCGCGTAGCCGTCCCCGCCCTCGATGGTGTAGGTATAGGGCGTTTTTAGCGCCGTGGTGGGGAACGTGTAGGTATAAATATACCCCGTCCCTGAGCCGTCTTTCACCCCGGCCACGCCCTCTACGCCAGCATTCAGGATATAGGGCAGTTGCTCAAACGTGGCGGGCGTTTCCTCAAACTCAATCCCCGCCAGCAGCTTGGGCGTCATTGTCCGGTCAGTCCCGGAAATGTAGCCGACATCTTCCTCGACAAACTCGACTTCCCGCTGATCCTCGATTGTTCCCATGCCGCGGAAAAGGGCAGTTGCGGCAACGGCTGTCCCCGCCGCCGACTCTTTCCCCATCTGAATTTTCCGTAATGCTTTTGGTGCGCTCATATCCTATTTACCCCCTGTCAGTCGATTACTGACTGTATCTTGACATTCCGAATCCGAAATCGGTAACCCGTTACCGTTTTGCCCGCGTTCAAAAAACTGGTAATCCCGCTGCTGTCAATGCTGGTAAAGGTGTCCAGGATGCCGGTAAAATCCCCATCCCGCAGCGCCGCAAACATAGCGCGGGGAAATTCCCACCCCACCGGCAGGAGCTTTGCGATGCTGTCGGGCAGTTCCGCGCCGGTCGTGTCGTATACCTCTACCACCAGTTCACCTAACCAGCGGGCCACGTCTGCCGGGCTTTGTATCCACTCGCCCGGCCCTTCGTAACACACGCTCACCAGCGTGCCGGTGGGGAGCGTGGCGGGCGGCGCGTCCGGCGTGGCGTTGATACCCGTCACCCCCCGCGCTACTCGCTGTACCCGCGCAATTGCCGCCTCGATGCTCTTTGTCATTCGCGCGTTACCCCGTCTAACATTTCTGCAATATCCGGGTCAAGTTTCGGAACAACCACCGCTTGCCCCATATCCGCGCTGCCGACCACCCCAAACGGCGCGTTCTTTCGGTTCCACCAGCGCGATACCTGTAAGAGACACGCGTTTTTCACCACGGCGGGCGCGCTGGTGGAGTAGCCGAATTTACCGATAATCTGTATCCCCGCCTGTACCCGTAGGGGAAACCCATAAGAGCCATTGGGCCGCGTCTCAATCCAGGTGTACGGGCGGCCCGATACTACCGCGTTCAAGGGGAATAACTTGTAGTCGCTGGTTGTCCAGGTGACTTCATAAACCCCATCCCCGTCCTCATCCGTTTTCAGGCTGGTAACGGAAAGCAGGTCATCCCGCAGCCACAAAACCCCGCTATCCCCGTCCCGTTCGTCAACGACCTGGTAATAACGCGTCTCATCCGCCGCCGTGGTGTAAAAGCGCCGGTTGGTTTTCGCGTCGATATAGTTACTCGCGGCGGTGATAAGGGAGGAAATAAAGCCGTCTTTTGTGGCGTCCGCTAGCTCGATGCCGCAATAGCTCTTTGCTTCCCACAATTCGCAGTAATCGCCGCGCGTCGGGGTCATTTGCGCACCTTGACGGCCTTACCCGCTTTGTTGAACGGCGGGTTAATCACTTTCACCTCTACCGCGCCGATCAATTCCAGCAGCCCGGCGCGGCTGTACTCGCGGGCCTCTGCCTCTGGCATAGCCGTTTCTTGCCCCTCGCGCAGCCGCCACGTTTCACCGCCGATATTGGCGTTGAAATTCTCGATAATCTTGACCTTGACGTAACCCATAGGTTCGCTCTCCCTCCCCGGCCACAAAACAAATCCATCCGGGCGAATGTGGCCGCACGTTACCCCGAAATGGCCCATCTGGACAATCCCCGCCCGCTCGCAGTCCTCCGCAAACGGCATATCTGGGGCCGGGTGTCCGCCCCGGTTGCCTCTCATTTCCACCTGCTCTAGCGCACTACGGCGAATGAGCGTACAACCGAACCCCGCGCCCGATACCCGAAAAACCACCTGAGCGCGGGCATAACGAATATCTTCCGGGTAAAACTGCATGGACTGGTCGATACTGCGCGTGTTTGTCCAGCGCAGCAGGTTTAGGGTCGGGTTCCCGTTGCGAAACATGTACGCGCCATAAACCACATCCCCGCGCACCGCCCATAATTTCTGTAGCGCGTTCGCCGGAATGAGCATGTCATGTTCGACAATAAAGAGCGCGTCATACCCGCCCTCTAAGGTCAGCCGCCGCGCTTTCTGGTATTTCAGCAGCGTGTTTTCATGGCTGTGGTACAGGTCGGCGGGGTCGTAGGGGTGGTGGGGTTGGCTGCTATCGATTATCACGTCAAGCGTCCCGCCCCATTCCAGCGCGTCAATGCAGGCTTGCGTTTCCTCGCGGATCGCCAGCTTGCCTTGATGCTCAAACGTGGGGCAGTACAGCAGGACGCGCCCGTTATCGCTCATAACTATGCCCCTCCAATCCAAAGTTTAGGAACGGGTTTAGCGAGTAGATGCGGCAGCCGTAAACCTCACGCAGCCGCGCCCGCAGCGCCGCCGTTTGCGGTTCGATTACGGACACCCAACGGCGGTAAAAAGCCTGACCGCCCAGGGAGGGTGGGTAGTCCGGCATGTTTATACCGCCGTCGAGCAGTCCGCAATCGTGACCCACCAGGATAATATTCGCCGCCCCCATGTAGGCCGCTAGATGGATTGCGCTCGTTATAGTGGAGTAGGATACCACCAGCCCTAATTCATCCTCACGGCCTACCGGGGACAGGTCGATTGTCTCCATCCCGTTATCAGGATGGTCAAACACATAATCGCACACGTCAGGGTTCTGCTTGCGGCTGTACATCCCGCAATCGTGCCGGGAGATCACCGATTGCGCCCCCATGCGCCGCGCCGCGTCCGCAAAATCATTTGCCCGCATCGCCTCTTTGCGCAGTAGGAAATCAGGGACAAAGCGGCGATAAACCTCGTTTACCCCGATACTCCATTTGTTTGCAAAAAACTCAGGGTCGATATAACCGGCAGACGGCCCAGAGGCAATGACAAAAACGTCATTCCCCTCTAGCGCGTTTTTTAGCTCAGTAATGTTTTTCATATCCGGGCCGCCTGCCGTTCTATTAGCTATCCGCCTAAACTAAGCGGTCGGGTGCATCGCGTACTGGAACGCCTCGGCCTGAGTGACCATGCCGCCAAAGCGGACGCCAAACGAGAGGCCGATCTGCCCGGTTCCAGCGTAGAGTTCAACCAACCGCTGTACACGGATGGTCTCGCGCTCGACAAACCCGTAGTACGCCCAGTTACCGATCAGCAGGGTTTTGGCGCTCGCCTGTTTGGTCGCGCAGTTGCTATTGTTGATAACAGGCCGCCCCAGCAAATTCTGCCAGCCCATCGGCCCCACGGTCACGGGGTTCGGGTTGTAGTAGAACGAGGTCGAGCCAGCCAGGCCGCGCAGATAAGCCTCGGTGTCGCCGGCCATCACCCAGTAGGCGTTATCGCGGTAGGGCTGGGCCAGCTTGTAGAACAGCTCTGGAATTTCAGCCGGGCCAATCGCGGTCGCGCTGTCCAGGGTCAGGCCAGCAGTTCCACCCACGAACACGCCCTGCGGCGCGGTCGTGCCGTTGCCGATCAGGGTGTAATAGTTTTCGGTGTCCGCCAGAGCGCGGCCGGCAGCGTTGTTCAGGAAGGTTTCCAGGTTGCGGGTCTGATCGTCAGCCAGCAATTCCTCACTGACCTTGACCAGCTTGCGGAACTTGTACAGGGTGACCGCAATGGTCGAGAAAGTCGGCTCGTTTTCGGCAGCGGAAATAGCGCCTTCCTCGGCGACCTGGCTAAACTTGGTCATCGAAGTACCCTCGGCGGGAATGTCAAAAACGCGGGCGTTCGTGGTGTAACGCTGCACGCCCAAAGCGGGCTGCCGGATAATCGACGCCTCATCACGCTTTTCCACGATGCCGGGGAAAAACGCATCCGGGGTAAGTTCCAGGCCTTCGTTGGTCGCTTCCTGCAAAGCGCCCTTGACCAGGGCTTTTACGCCGCCGCTATCGCCGGTTTTCACCCAGTGGGTAAACGCGGCCTTTGGTTCATCCGAAAAGCCCATTTCGGTAACCCGCTTCTGCGCGGGGGCAGACTTGACGACGGGCGCGGCGGCTTCCAAAGCGGCCTTGACCTGTTCGTCAACCATTTTCTTGATCTCAGTTTCGTCCATTTCTGCTTCCTCAATTACAGGTAATTCGGTATCCCCATCCGTGCTATCCAGGGGTTCCGCCTTTGCCGCCGTTGCAACGGTAGCCTGTGCGTCCCCCTCGGCGCTCTCGTTTGTTTCCACCGCTAATTCGTCACTCACTGCCTCGGCTAAATCCGCCTTAGCAGGGATTACCACCGCAAAATCATTTGCGGGCCGCCGCCATTCGTTTGTATCGAACAACGCCAGCTCGCCCACCGGCCAAACGTCGATCAAGCCGGC